CTATAAATCCAAGAATACAAGCAACTACAGATGCAAGAGGATTCACAGACTACGCAATGTATGTTAACGAAGTTCCAAGACCTTATAGGGATCATCGTGGTTGGGTAGAACGAGAAATGAAAAGAACTCAAGATATTATGAACGGAAGGAATCAATACTTATGATTACACAAGACCTAATACAAGTGCTTCAGAACAATTTAGGTGACAATTACTTAATCGTTGAAGAAGAAAAAAGAGACTACAACTTCGATGGAAACATCGTGGTAGTTTCAGAATATCAAGGTGAAAATTACTCGAACGCTTATGTGTACAACTACCAAGTAACAGTTTACACATTTAATGTAGTAAGCACAATGCAAGAGCTTGATGTAGTATGCCACCAAATGAACGATCAAGTATTTCAAACAAAAGAATTTGCATATGTCAAGCTTTTAGTGAATGCACCTACAAATGTGACTAACTTTCAAATCACAAGAAATGATTACACAGGTGTAATTTCGTTTAATGTTCAAGCTATTGCAGCAAAAGAAGCCGATGAAGTTAAGTACATCATTCTGGATGGAATGACTCTTGCAACAACAAGAACGTTCCTAACTTTTCAAACAGAAATCACAAGTCTTAACAATCAAGGCGACAAGCTAAATGATGCAGAGGTTAGTAGAGCAACTCTTCTAATTCAATGCACAATACCTGCAACATCTGGAATCCAAATCCTAAAGAAACACATATTCGATTCAACAGTTAGCATTAACAAAGTGTATAACTTAATCCTCGTTTATGTGGATGGATCAGAGCAAGAGTTAAATGTTAAGATTAAAGACATCGCAAATCCTAATGAAAGAGGAGCATTGCCATTATACACAGTGACTTTTATGTTTGACTCCTTCCCTGATTAGAGGTGTCGGCCATGAACGGAAAAATAACAATAAACATTACTAAAGGTAATGAAAATATCGAAACTGTTAGAGATGCTCCGAATCAACGAATTGAAGCAACTGATAAAGAAAAGGAATCAATCCAAAGTGGAGCAGTTACAACTGCACTAATCCACGCAGGAACTCAAATGATTACATCAACAATCAATCAGTATGGTGATCTAACAGGAGATTATGTAACATCAAACGCAATTGCAGACATTACAAACATTGCAGCCGATATGGCTATGATAGCACGAGGTGGAGCAGTCGGAGTAATAGCTGTGATAGCAAGAAAGTCGATTCAAGCAGGGCAAATCGCTTTACAAACTGCAAAAGCAAATCGAGAAGCCGAATTCTTAAGGCAAAGAATGGGCAATATAACAATCAATGATGGAAGGTACTACTAATGGCTCAAATTATATGGCAAGGTGTTAACACAATCACATTTAATAACGTAGCAAAAGGCGTGCCTTTTACTGAAATTCTGAATACAGAGCTTGATAATCAAATCTTCATTTTACCGAGCGAGTCAGCACTCTATAGAATGGAAAGTCTTGACAAGATCACATTTAGGCAAACCATCAATGGTGAGTCAATCGTGAAGAATTATGTCATTGATGACATCCACATTGAGCAAATAGCATTCGGATCGTCTCCTAAATACAAATACACAATCGTATGTGTATCACCAGAGAAGATGCTGCAAGGCATAACACTGCCAAATAGAGCGTTGACTCAACTAATCGGTAGAACAAGAACTTGCTTCAATGCGATGGAGAAATTAAGGCAATTATACTGCCCAAATTTGACTTTTACTGCATCTTTAGAGATACTACTGGCAAGTAAACCATATCCTGAAATGCAATGGAATAGGCCGACATTATTTGAGGTATTCAATAGCTTGCTTTCGATTTTTGGATGCTGTGTGAAGATGCATAATTTTACGCAAATTGACTACATCAATTTAAGCGAAGCAAGAAGTCCAATTTCAGTAAGCAGATTTGCGACACTTGAAAAAAGGATGGCATCTAAAAACTATGCGAGCAACCTCGACATCGAACTGACTAATGGAATAACAAGCAAGGTCAATACAATTGAAACTGCACCGTTATGTCCTCGTTCAGAAACAGGAATAATCACAACCGACAATTGCAAGTACATTCTTCCAAAACCAATCTACGAGCTAAAGAGAGTAACAGTAGTACAACAAGTAACGATTTACATCGATTACTACACAGGAACACAAGAAGCGTATGATATTGATGATTTGGACATCACAAAACAAATAGTTGAGCAATCACTATACAATGTGAAGGAAATAGGAAATAATACTTTTATTCTGGATAATCCAAATAAAAAAAGATGCTACTTTTACTACAACATAGGTGGAACAACAATCGATGGCCTTACTTATCAAGAAAAAACATTGTTCGGTACGAATGCTCCAGTAGCTTATAACTGTGTATTGGTTAAGGCTGCGACTGATTATCTAATTGAGAACGAACTTGTTGATCCAGCAATGCTTGATGAAACACTTGGAACAACATTCACAGTTCATATTGATAGAGAAGCAATTAACATCAGAAACTTGCTATTAAGATTTAATTATGTAAGTCAAGATGATACAAGATTCAAAGTCTATAAATCAATCGCACCACAAAATGAATATTCACAATTTGATGGGCAACAAGATGCATTCGTTGATGCAGACAACTTCGGAACAAGAGAAGAAGGAATCATCAATTCAATGGCCAACCTTGAAGATTATAGAACAGGAAAAGTAAGCAAACCAAGCGAACTCGAAGCACTCGGAAACTACATCACAATAGGAAGCAAGAAGTTAATCCTATGGAAAAAAGAATACTCGTTATTTGATGATTACATCATGTACAAGTATTACTTCAGTGAGAATTTTGCAAATCAAAACTTATCTGCACTACTAACACAGAGAAAGAGATACACACAAATTGCAGATGCAAGTGAAAGTCTACTTCGCAACGAATTAGTAGTTAAGAAATTCAAGTTTTCAAGAACTCAATACAACACTAATCTTGCAACCTATATGATGAAGCTACAAACAAGAGATTTAAGGAACAAACACATTGCAAGGACTTTGTATTCAGATAACACACACAGCCATTATTTCATTTTAAACAGCTTAAATATGAAAATCGGCAAATCGATAGTATGTGCAATGAAATTCCTTGATAACTTTGCAATAGGATTAAAGGTAGATCAAACTCACATTGTCGGTGGTTATACTGAAAAGCAAGTGCCTTATGCTGACAACTTCGGTGAATGTGATTCAATAGAGATTAACTTCGGTGCTTATGAAGCTGCAAACGAATTATACGAAGAAGATTATACAGTGCTTGATATTGCGAGAGCATATCCAGAAACAACAGATGATAATCCTGAATTAAGCGATACAATCCAAACATTCAATGTTCTTCTTTATAAGGACAATAGAGAGCAACTACAAATGAATCTACAATTCACATTCATAAGTGGTGATGATGGATTTATCTACGATGGATTTGTGGAAATGAATCCTCTGATTAGAGAGCGAAGCAAGACATTTAAGGTGTACGAGTCAGCAAATGAATATACAGGAAACGAGTCGGAAGTTTTAGGAAGCGAAAGCAATGCGACTGTAACAATTACAGGAACAAGAATAATAATTTCCAACTTATCGACAGGTACTAAAGGAGTAGCGATAGTGTACATGGATGGTGTAAATCCAATCCTTATGTGTGCATTTAACAAACAATCAAGCACTACTCAAATAACAAGATTTTTAATAGAATTTTAAAGGAGAAAGATATGAAAATTTATTTCAACAATTTAGGAATAGAAACATCAAGAGTGCTTGATGATGTATTTGTAAAGAATGATGTTGGAAGAAGAATCGAAGCATACTTTGATGGAGTAGACATAAGCTCTGCAAACATTAGTGCAAGACTAATCATAGAATGGCCTAATGGAGATACAACAAACGCATTGATTATGACTAAATTCATCGATGCTTCAGGTTTCTACATTATCTTGCCTCAATTGATCCAAGATGGTACAGCAACATTCACAATCAGAATTACAAACTTGCTTGAGGACTATCTTCAAAATACTCCACAGTTTACAAGAGAAATCCTTGAGTCTGTCGATGCAGCTGATGATACAAACATTACTCCAGCTGAATACGCAGCAATGCAAGAAACTATCAATGAGAATGCAAGCAACATCATTGCATCATTAAATGCAGCAAAGTCTTATTCAGATGCACAATTAAATGCAAGATTAAGAGTGCTGAATGTGGATGATATTTCAGATGAAAATGCGATCCTTGAATTATACAGCGATTTAGCAAGTGAATACGAAGAAACAGGAGAAGCAATCAAATTCAACTTTGTAGGTGCAGATGGAGAAGGATACAAGTATCTCGGAAATGTTAATGCAGACTTCGGAGAATCAGGCGATCCTATGTGGATTACGTTCTTCAAAGATGGCAGCATTTATTACTACTATCTTCATGACACAGGAGAAGAAATTGATGTCAAAGCTGTTCAATTCGAAGCAAGAAACACAACAACTACTCTAACAAACGAGGACAAGCTAATCACATCAGCAGCAGTCAAAGCTGTTACTGACTTATGTGCAAGAACTACATATGTAGATGCTTTAATTCAACAAATCACAGATGGTACAATTATTGCTAAAAAGGCTGAATGTGACAAAGTAGGTGATGACATCACTACTAAATATGCAAAGGTAGATGGCAACAATGTCTACACAGGAATTCAACGTTTCGATGATGCAGTCATCACAATTCCTATTGCTGACCAACCAACAAAGCCAGTAAGATTAAGTCAACTTACAGATGCAATCGGAAAATTGCAAGATGGTACTACAATCGTAGACAAAGCAAACAAGGATCGATTAGGCAATGTGATAGATGCAACATACGCACATAGAATCGTAATTACTGCAAACTCATCTACATATCAATACACATTCTCATTACTTGATGCACAAGGCAATACACTAAATTCACAAGTAATAGATTTGCCTCTTGAAAGCGTAGTAGTTGGTGGTGAATACGATGGAGCAAACAAGGCTATCATCTTGACATTAGATAATGGTCAAGAAATAGAAATCCCAGTGGGAGATTTGGTAGAAGGACTACAAACTGAAATCACTCCAAGCAATAAGCTTGCAAGTGATTTAGTAGATGATACAAACCAAACTCACAAATTCGTTACAGCTGAAGAAAAAGCACAAATCACAGCAAACAAGAATGAAATTGCTGATGTTAGGGAAATAGCTGAAGATGCACTTGATAGAACATCAGTTCACGATGATGAAATCATGCAATTAACTATCGATTTAGACAATGTAGAAGCAAGACTTGATTCGGCTAAATTCAACAAATCAGATGTTGATACTTCAATAGCAAATCCTACAAGCGATGCAAAAGTGTTAAGTGAGAAGGTAGTAGTCAACGAATTAAACAAAGTGAATGACCAAATCGATATTCTAAAAGTTAGAGTAAGAGATTTAGAGAAGAATGTGTTTGATGTAGTTGAGGATAATTCAGTTAAATACCAAAAAGTAATACCAAACAACGTATTGACTTATGGTGGACTTTCTAAATTAGGTGGTTTGACTAAAAAGTATAATCAGTTAAGAACAGATAACTCTGTATTTATGGTTAATCATAATAATGCTTATTTTACTATCAATAATTCAAGTTCTTTTTTATGGGCTGAAGCGTGGTCTAATAATTTTGTTACTTCTGGTGGTTCTTTATTAAATAATAGTCATAAGTATTTAGTTGTTTATCACTATATTAGTGGTAGTATTGGTGATAATCCATATGCATTTGGTAATGGTAATAATAGTTCTAATTATTTTGATTTTAACACTAACGACCATTATGTTATTTTAACTGGTGCTAATATATTCCCTTATATTAAACCTCATACTGCAAATGTTATGACCGACAGTGTTGATTTACATTTTATGTTTTATGTTACCGACTTAACCGATATTTACGGCACAGGCAACGAGCCTATATCAGTAGATGATTTCTTAAATGATTACCCTAAATTCAGAGGTTACGTTCCTTATACAACAGGAGCAATGGATTACGCCTACACAAAAGAGGTTGATATTACAGGGTTGAATATTTGGGACGAAGAATGGGAATTAAAAGATATTAGCACAGACACAGGAGCGAAAGCATCAGGAAATTTTGTTGTTCCTAAAGAATTCATTAGAGTTATTCCTAACACTCAATATTATTGGTTTAGTCCTTATGGTGGTATAAGATTTTTCTATGGAATAAATAAAGAATATTTAGGCTTTGAATATGCTACTGCTAATTCTACATTTACAACTCCTAATAACTGTTATTATATGTTATTTAGAGAGCCAACACAATACGGCACTACTTACAACAACGATATTTGTATCAACGTATCTAACACAACACTAAATGGCACATATAAACCAAGTTATCACAACGCTTTACTTGAAGCCAAGATAGTTGCTATTAAGCAAAAATTAGTAAGTTTAGGTTATAGTGCAGATGTGTTAGGTTATGGCTTGCCAAATATCTACAATTACATTGATTTAGAGAATAAGCAAGTAGTGTTAAATATGGGTGATTATACATTTACAGGAAATGAGAGTTGGCTTCAATCAAGCCATTGTTATATAATGCAAGGCTTCTTATCAAATGTTAAATTACCGTCAACACCAAATTATTATTGGAAAGCAAATATTCTTTTTGCAAAATTGATTACTTCAAGTTGGCAATCATTGAGTGACGGAAGTCATACATCAGGAATTGCATTAACATTTGATGAGGGTAAAGTTGTTATAAGCGAAAATGATTACGCTAATATTTCTTCTTTGACAGGTCAAACATTGCTTTATGAACTTGCTACACCTATCACAGTTGATATTAGTGATATTTTAGATAATGATGATGTTATAGGCTTATTAGAAAGTGGCGGAACAATCACTTTTGAAAATGATGAAAAATACAACTTACCAAGCAACGTAACATATCTTGTGGAGGTAGAATAAAATGCTAATGTTTATAATTGGAATTTTATTTATGTCCTTTATTATTGGTTGGATAATTGAGATAATTGAGAGGTGAATAATATGACACAATTAGAAATCAAACTTGCGAAAGCAAATCACAAGGAACGTGAAGTGTATCCTAAATTGGTGCAAGAGTTAATCAATGAGAGATACTCGATTTATCAAGAACTTGCTATACAAAGGCAAAGAGATGTGAAACCTCAAGAATTTGAGGAATACAATACTTATTGCGAACAATGTAAGGCAAGAGCAAAGCAAATGTTAGGAATATGATACTACTGACAATTCTACTGAATAAAGCAATCAGAAGAAATAAAGATGATATAGTAGAGAGTGCTAAATTGCTATGGCACAAGATTAAGCCTTACCTTACTTGGCACTTTCTACTATGCTTCGGAATTGCTTGGATGATAACAAACGGATGGAGTTATGTGTTCATCATTTTAGGGAAGGCATTAAGCATTAAGTGGATGCTAACCATAGGAGCAAGCTATCTTGCATTTTTGTGGCTACCGATTACTCCTGAAAAGGTAGTTACAATACCGATTGCTATCTGGTTTGTTAGAAAATTATTCCCTAATGATTTTGAAACGATTAAAAAAATAAAAGAATTAAACTAAAAGGTTTGACATTGTTAAGCATTTATGTTATAATGATGTTGGTCTAAAGAGTTAGGTACAGACTCTTTCTCAAGGGCAATCCTTCAATTTTCAAAAACAAAGTGGTCGCACTACCAATATTCACGCAAAATTAAATAAGTCATAGTTATAAGATCATTAAGTTTTTACCACCAGAAATGGTGGTTTTTTAATTTTCTCTATACAAAAAAATAAAAAAGTGTTATAATGGGTGTGTCAATGACAGGAAGGAGATTCAAATATGGTCGTGGACTTAAACACTCAAGCCTTTTATAAGGCACAAAATGGCGACATTTTCACAATTGAAATAGTCGGAAATAAGAAACATGCTTCACCAATCAACAAAGAAAAACTGTTTGAAGGTGAGCTGAAAAGATTAAATTCTTTAGAGGTTGAGAATGAAAATCTCAAGGAGCAAATGAAACAACTTCAAGAAGAAAGTCAGATGTTGGAAAAACGAGTTGATGAGAAGATCAAGAAATTTTTAGAAATCTTTAAAGGAGGTAATTAAGGATGAAGAAGATACCAAGACTAACAATATTTTTTGCGATTATTTTTGCATTATTCTTGATGGTAATAACAATACCAAAAATAAGTGTAAATGCAACAGAGGGCAAATTTTGGGCTGAAAACGAAGATGTAGAAGAAACTGAAGAAATAATCTACACAGGAGATATAGGTGGTCATACTTTATATGTCAAATTCGTTGATGGATCAGCATTAATTTCAATTGATAAAGAAGAATGGAAAGAAGTAGCATACAGGAAAAATGGCAATTCACTTTATATACCATTCGACAACGAAGAAGCATTGCTCGTGTTAAATGATAACAAGACATTCACTTATATTGGAAACTTTCCAACAACGTATGATGACTCTAACGAAACAAACGAATCAGAAGAAATAACTAAACAGGATATCGAAGAAATTATTGACAAAGCATTACAAGATGCAGGACTTAATGCAGATGACATCAAGAACTTAAAAGAGATGTATGCAACAATAACAAATCCAGATTTAACACTCGAGCAAAAGCTATTATACATCATGGTGGTAGTGCTTGCAGCTTTAGGAGTGTCAATGGCAACATTAGTAATTTACAAGAAATCACTTCAAAATCTAAATGCTAAAAACAACAAACAGGTTGCTACTCTAATTGATAGTACAGCAAAGCTAATAGACAAAGCAGATGAATCAATTAAAGCTGCAAATCTAACACAAGAACAAGTTAATGCTCAAGGAGAGACAATCAATAAATTCATAGACAAGATGGCAGACCGAGATGAAAAGATAGAGCAATTACTCGCACTTGATGAAACACAACCAATCGGATACCATACTGAAGATGAAGTAGTTGAAGAAGAAATACCTGAAGAAATAGAACAAGCACCAACTGAAGAAGGTGACACAGATGAAGAAAGCATTGAATAAAGCAATCCTTTTTAAACTGCTTGCATTCGTGCTAATGATAGCACCATTACTAACGCTTTTTATTGTGAAGAAGGATCAATACTTCATCACAACTGAAGCAACAGTAAAATTAAGTGTGGGAGCTGTCATTGCATTGATTTTCGTAGTATGGCAACTTTTATCTAAAGCAAAAGAAGATAAAGAACTGCGATACTTCACAAGCATTTTAAAGCTCGGAATTTTAGAAATAATAATGTATCTGATGAAATCGATCGTGAATGACATTTTAATCATCATACCATGTGCAATAAGTGGAATGGTACTTTACTGGATAGTTGATAGATTTTTCTTCACTCCAAACTGGGAAACTTATCAAATCTGCAAGAAGGCATCAATTGATGAAAGAGCAAGAATGATCGTAAGACAAAATACACAAGAAATACAAGAAGATGCAACAGGTGGTAATGTATAATGAATGAAGAAATGATAACAACCAAAAACAAGATATCCACTTGGCTAAAAAATAGTTTTTTAGTAATCATCTTAATTGCTTCACTTGTAGCATTTGCATTAAAGGAAGTAATTCAATTAGGACCGAACGAAGAATTCGATTGGATTAAAACAGTCACAAATGGAATAATCACTTACATGTTTGCGATTTATATCTACCTTGTTCTTGGTGAACTTGGTCGCAAAAAAGGAAAAGATAATCCGATTTATGTCAAGACACTAAAGGACTTAAGTGACATCAAATCCAAGATTACTCCATATGTTGACAAACTCCCAATATTCGTGGCCTACAAGAACAGGCAAGCAATAGTAGAAGCAAGAACTAACATATTAGCAGAAGCTGCGATGCTCTATAAAAAATTCGAAAACGGATACTACAAAGAACATTACAATGAACTTACACAGGTGGAGCAAGAAGCGTATAACTTGGCTTCAAATTTTAGAATTGAAACCTTATCTGCAAGAGATTTATTGTGTGAAATTTCAACAAAAGAAAAGCGAGCTTTAAGGAAGAAGAAAGTATACGAGATAAAACATAATCCACTACGAATGGGTAGAACAGAGCAAGAGTTCAGATCACAAGGATTAGGAGTAAAATTGGCTGGTAAAGCAATTTATCCTTTAGTCTTTGGATATTTAGAATTGCAATCACTTTTATGGAGCAACCTATTATATGGATGCATTCAGGCAATCCTTATTCTACTTGGTGGATCAATCAATTATGTGTCAAGTGAATCATTCGTGCTAACTGAACTACGAAACAGATTCATAACAAAAGCTGATTTCTTAAAGGAATTCCTTGTGATGATAGAAAATCATAGTCCAATATTTAATGAAGAAGAAGGAGAAGAAAAAGATGTTGAAAAGAATACCAACAATTCTGTCCATGATAGCAATAGCAATGCTTCTGTGGATTTACATCCTTGTAGCAACTGATTATCCTTACATGCTTGATAGGGCAATAACTCCAGACAAAGTAAGGGAACAAGTAATAAGTGCAACACAAGTATTTAAGATTTACATCATTGCAGCTTTAGTGGTTGCAGTTATAGTTTCAGTAATAGAAATAATCAGAGAATTTAAAAAGCAAAAAAACACTTTGAAATAATAAGAAAGTGTGTTATAATTAAGGTGTCTTGATATTGGTTGTTTGTCATAATTCAAGATATCCTTTCAATAAGGGAATAGTGCCAGAAATGGTGCTATTCTTTTTATTTTGGTAACAAATGATACAAGAATTATCAAAAAATAAAAAATATTTAAAAAAGTTTTATTAAAAGCATTGACAAATCTTTGTCAATATGATACAATATAGGTGTAGTTAAATGAACTACATAAAATTATGTCTAAAGGAGATAGAAGAATGGAACTTAAAATTTTACAAACAAACAATAGAAAATATGCATTTATGGATTATGAATGGGCGATAGCATATGGATTTAATTTAGATGATTATAAAGTAGTTTACGAAGAAGAAACATATGATTATAGACAACACAAGGTGGATGGAGAACAAATCACTATTACAAGATTTTTAGATACAATTTATACAAGATTTAATCTTTACAGACCAGAAAATTACAAAGCAAGATCATTAAGCACAAGTGATATTGTAGTACTTGGAGATAAGAAATACTACTGCGATAGCATAGGATGGAAAGAAATAAAATAAAAGGTTAACGCTTAACCTAAAGCGTTTCTAATTAAAATAAAAGGAGAGAAGAAATATGACAAATAAAGAATTTTTTAAAACATTAGATAAAAACATTCAAATGGACATCATCCAAACATTAAGAAGTTATAATAAAGTTCATATTGAATTTTATTATGGAGAACACCATGCTACAACAAATTATACACTCATGGCAAAATATCCAAGTGATTATAAAGTGCTAAATGAGTTCGAAGCTAAAGAATTTGACTTTGAAGGACACAATTACGAATTAGAATGGTACGATTACTGGAACGAAAAAGAAAGAAAAGGCGAAAAAAACGAAATCATTAATGGTCGTGGAAAATGGCAATTAGAGTTTGAAAATTTATGGAAGCCAATCATCGAAAGAGCTTATAACAAATATATAGAAGGATAAAACCTTCTTCCTAATGCAGCCGAAGGGAGTCACAAGCCTCCAAAAATGCAGAGTGGGAAAAGAGGAAAATATGCAAATTAAATTCAACACGATCCAAGAAGCAGAAAGTGAAAGAGAAGAACTTTCAAAGAAATACGATAATGTAGTCCTTAGCTACTCACTTGATGTAGTTACAGGAAAAGAACACAATGTAGTATTAAGCTATGATGAAGAAGAATTCAGAAAATTAGAAATAGAACTACACAACCTAATTGTGATGTCAAAGACAAACGAAGAAGGATATAAGAAGCTAATTGATTACTATATGCAATCATTAAAATGGAGTGAGCAAAAAGCAGTCAAATACTGCATTGGACTATTCAAAAATGGCACAATAGATGAAATAAAAGTGTTAGGTGGAACAAATGAATGATGAAGAAATGGAATTCATCCTGCAAGACAGGATAGTAAAAATTCAAGCAATCGATGAACAATATGACTTGAGAAAAAATGCGACAATCAGTTATTCAGGTGGTAAGGACTCAACCGTTCTACATCACCTAATCGATATAGCACTTCCAAACAACGAAATACCACGATTATACGCAAACACAGGAATCGAGTATAATATGATGGTAAAATTCGTGAAACGAGAGAGAGAGAGAGATGGGCGAATTGATATAATAAATCAGACAAGAAACATCAAACGCACATTAGAAGAATATGGGTATCCATTCAAGAGCAAAGAACATAGCTTGCGAGTGGATCAATTCAACAAAGGCAAGAATTCAAACTACATTAAGAAATACATTACAGGGTACACACACGATGGAAGGTTATCATCCTTCAGATGTCCAAACATCCTAAAATACCAATTTGAAGAACGAGGCAAATACAACTATTCAAATCAATGCTGTTACAAGCTGAAGAAAGAACTCTTAAACAAAAGAGGGCAACAACTAAACCGAAAAATTGTTATAACAGGAATGAGAGCAGAGGAAGGTGGAAACCGAAAAAGGTTAGGTTGTACGATATTTCAAAGCGACAAACTGAAGAAATTTCATCCACTCATCGTAGTAAGTGAAGAATGGATCGACTGGTTTATTAAAAAGTACAACATAGAATTATGCGAGCTTTATTATCCGCCATTCAACTTCCAGCGTACAGGATGCAAAGGCTGTCCGTTCGCACTTACACTCCAAGATCAACTTGAAACAATGAAAAGATTGCTACCAAACGAGTACAAGCAATGTGAGATTTTATGGAAACCTGTATATGATGAGTATAGAAGATTAAATTACAGATTAAAAAAGAAGATGGAGAATATCCCATTATTTGATATAGGAGAAGAAGAATGCAACTAAACATTTTTTCAGCAATGTATCCAAGATACAAAATCAACAAGCCAATTAGACTCTACACTTTGTTTTCTGGATACGATTCACAAGCACTCGCACTTAAATATCTCGGTGTCGAGTTCGAACATTACAAGACATGTGAATGGGCAGTAAACAGTATACAAGCACTAAAGGATTTACACTTTAAGCAAGATCATACTGATTACTCTGCTCCACACACACACACACACATCGTTGAGATGTTGGCAAATTATGGCATTAGTCAAAATTACAACAATCCGATGACAATAGAACAAATCAAACGCAAACCTGAAATTTGGGCGAGAACAGTTTTCAATAACATTCAAGCAACACACAACTTGGTAGACATAAGCAAAGCACACTTGAAATTTGAGAATGAATATTGCAATATAGTCACATACAGCTTCCCATGTCAAGATTTATCACTTGCTGGCAAAGGACTCGGCATGGATAAAGGCAGTGAAACAAGATCATCATTACTATGGAGAGTCGAAGAAATACTAAAAGAATGTGATGTTCTACCAGATGTGCTAATAATGGAGAATGTGCCGATGGTACACTCAAAAGACAATGTGGAGTCCTTCAACAAATGGCAACTTGAGCTTGAAAGATTAGGATATTCGAATTACTGGCAAGACCTAAATTCAAAAGATTATGGAGTGCCACAAAATAGGGATAGATGCTTCATGGTTAGCATTTTAGGTAATTGGTACTATGAATTCCCACAACCAATTAAACTTAAGAAAGTGCTAAAGGATGTATTGGAAGATGAAAAGGATGTGAAAGAAAAGTATTATTTAAGTGAAGGACTAATAGAAAGAATTAGAAAGTGGAAAGGATTTGAAAATCCACTCGATGATATCAACGAAGATAGAATCTGCTCTACAATTACAACGCATTGTGGAAAAGATAGTAATGGGATGCAATTAGTCGAAGTAGTCGGCAACTACTCTCCAAGTGGACACAATGCCACAAGAATAGTTGATCCCGAAGGAATTGCTCCAACAGTAATGGAAAATCATGGCAGTGACACTGCCATCCCAATTAAGAATGCAACAAAGCAAGGATACTTGCTTGCAGAAGAAGGTGATGGTATAGACATATCTACACGAATGGAATCACACAGAGGTACAGTGCAAAAGGGAATGGCACAAACCATAACAACAGCTGGTGGAGATAATGTCGGTGTGGTTGTTAAGGATACAGAAAACTACATCCAATGGGAACAAAAAGGATTCCTCGATATTGATTGTAGAGCATACAAAGAAGATAAAATCGCACCTACTACTACTACTCCACACACTAAAATACTACTTAACGATTTAAGAATTAGAAAGTTGACTCCAAAAGAATGCTTCAGGCTCATGGGAGTTAGGGATTGTGATTCAGATAACATCACAGGAAGCGATGCAAATAAATACCACCTTGCAGGTGATAGCATCGTAGTGGATGTGCTGATGGCTATATTCAAACAAATGTTATAAGGAGAAATTATGAAAAAAGAAAAAGGAAACATTTTAATCATTGTAGTCCTAACATTGCTAATAGCTTTGTTGGTGGGATTAGTTATTTACTGGAGCAAGAGCCAAAACAATGTGGAAAGTCTAATCATTGAAGCAATTAAGGAAGACCAAAAAGCTGTAGGTACAGAGTTGGTATTATATGCTCCACCTGTGAAGATGAAGAAAGAAAAAGAATACTTTAAGAACGAAGATAATAACTGCGATTACTACATAGTCACAATTATGGATAATGATGAAAGAATAATCGATTATGATGTAGTAATTGAAAATGGTAAAGTAATATGGTGCGAGGAGATAGAGGAAACAGAATGAAATTATTGTTATATTGCACAAAAGGGAAACCATATTTATTACGAGAAGATTTAAGTGAAGATTTAATATTTATTGGAACAAATAAAGATGAGCTTGTCGGTAATTCACTTAATGGCACAATCCCTTGTGAATGCGATTATGAACTTGAAGAAATATATTTAGAAGAATACGATGATTATAATGATTCTATTTATTCAAAAACATATTATGAAACTAAAACATTACAAGAAGATGATTTATGTAAGCAAAGTTGCTTAAATGCTGATGAATTAGATGATTATTTAAAAGATGAAAATGGTAAAGCTATTCACATTAAGAATTTAAAGATATTTGATAAACCAAAAAGATTAAATGAGTTTACAGTCTATACAAGAGTAAATTATACTAAAGAAAAAAGATATACTATGCAAATGCTTAATAAAGCACCACAAAACATGTGTTATGTTTGGAATGAGCATAATGTTAAATATGTTTTGATTTCTATTCACCCAGAGTGGCTATGCAAAATACTTAATGGCGAAAAGAAAATCGAAATTAGAAAGAAAGTTTTGAAGGAGATGTAATGAGGTATGAAATTATTAAAAGCAACAGAAAAATGGCATCAAATGACAAAAGATGCAGTAGAAAAAAAGAAGGTCGAATTATTTGACAGGATAACAGTCGAAGGACATATCCTCGAAATTATAGAACAAATAGTCGATGCAGAAAAAGAAAACAAGAAAGAATTGTCTTGGAGATTTATGACACTAAAAGGTGGAGAAAAGAATGTGCTTAAGGAAATTAGAATTCTTAAGATTAGAATAAAAGAAATTGATGAAACAAAAGATTTAAAAATCAAATTTAAAACAACATTCGATAAAGGAAAGGAAGCTAACAGGATCATCTTGCGTGCATCTTGGAAGTAAGAGATTATGGCAAACACATTAGTATCAGTAAGCGAAATGACAAATAGTGAGCTTTACATGTATAGAAGAATGTTAGAATCGGAAATGTGCGAATGTTCTGCAACAAGCAAATACAAAGAAAGATTTGCAGCTGAAATTCAAAAAGTGAAAAATGAGATCAAACGAAGAAATCAAGCAAATTACGAAAAATACAAATTATTAAGAGGAGAGTAAAAATGAAAGAAACTAACAAACAACCAAAACCACAATCAAGAATCAGAAAACAACAATTTGAAAGTCCGTTGCTTAAAGAGCTAATCGGCAAGCGTAGAGAAAAGGAAGAACTTGTGGCTCTTACAGGAGTTACCGAAAGAGCAGTAAGAGAAGAAATCGCAAGATGTGCGATGCATTATCCTGTAGTAACTAATTCAAACCAAAGAGGATATATGATTATCGATACTCCAAGACTTGTAGAATCAGGCACAAACGAAGAAATCAATGAAGCAATCAACCAATTAAACATGTCATTAAACGATGACAGAAGTCGAATTTCAGCCCTAAAACGAAGAATGAAAGCAAAGATAGCTGCATTAAAAGTGCTTGAAAAACAAGTGGAAAATAAAGAAATTTCTTAAAAAGTATTGACAAATAAAAGTCAAGAGAATATAATTGAAGGCACAAGAAAGGAGAGTTAAATGGCTGCAAAAAGAATGATTGCTAAAAGCATTATATTTACTGATGCATTCTTATCGATGCCACTATCAACAAGATGCTTATACTTCAGCTTGCTACTAATGGCAGATGATGATGGTTTCGTGGCTGCTCCACAAACTGTCATACGAATGGTAGGAGCAAGTGATGATGACCTAAAGGTATTACTTGCAAAGCGTTATGTGTTAAGTTTTGAATCTGGTGTAATAGTCATAAAACACTGGAGAATTCACAATACAATCAAGAACGATCGATACAATGAAACCACATATCTTGAAGAAAAATCAACACTTGCACTCGATGACAAAGGAGCATACATTGAAGCTGCAAAAGCACCTGTGGATACAAAATGTATCCAGATGTATTCCAATTCGGAAACACAGATTAGTATAGATAAGATTAGATTAGATAAGTATAATATATATAGTCGAGCAATCGAGTACCTAAACTCAAAAGCAGGTACAAAATACCAAGTGAAATCAGTTGCAAATCGTAGGCACATCGATGCACGAATCAATGAAGGCTATACCTTTGAAGATTTTAAAAAGGTCATCGACATTAAGGTTGCAGAATGGTTAGGAACTGACATGCAAAAGTATTTAAGACCTGAAACATTATTCGGCTCGAAGTTTGAAAGCTACCTGAATCAAAAGGAAGCAACAACAACTTCGAAGAAACAAGTCAAAGTCCCTGAATGGTATAACAAATATCAGAAAGGCCTAAAAGAAGAAAAAGTAGAATCAATCGATGAAGCAACTAAACAACAAATCGAAGAAGCTGCAAGAGGCTTGTTCGGAGATGAATCGTAGAACGAAAAGGAGAAATTATGTTTGAAAAAGTAAATCCAAGTCATCCTGATAAGGTGGCCGACCGTATAGCTGGTGCTATCGTTGACAGAGCCTACACTTTGGAACAAAATCCAAAGGTAGCAGTAGAAGTTTTAATCGGACATGGAAAATGCTACATTATCATTGAAAGTAGCATTAGATTTTTAAAGAAAGAAATTAAAGAAATTGTAAATCAAATATCAGATGCAAAGGTTAGATTATACCTAAAGCAAGTACCACAGGATGTTCATCTTGCAGAAAACCAAGAAGAAGAAATCAGATGTGGTGATAATGGTATATTCAAAGGCACATGGCTAACTGAAGAACAAGTTGAATTGTGTGGCCTTGCAAAAGAAATATACGATCAATACGAATGTGATGGTAAATACATCCTCGATAAGAGAACATCAACTCTTACAGTTTGCCAAAGTCAAGCTGGATCAAGATTGGCATCAATCGTATATGGCAATCAAAGAGAATTACTATACAGCATTCACTTGAATCCGCTTGGATACTGGACTGGCGGTATCAATGTAGATTCAGGAGCAACAAATAGAAAGTTAGGTAGTGATATGGGAGATTCCATCACAGGTGGTGGATTGCATGGTAAAGACTTAAGTAAAGCCGATGTGTCAGTTAACATTTTCTGCCAACTTTATGCAATAGCTTATAACACAACTTGCTACGCTAAATGCTCAATTGGAGATACTGATGTGTCATTTACAGATGTAGCAATCGGTGGAACAAGAAACATTCCATTTAAAAAGATGGTCGAAGCTGCAAGAGAATACATCGCATTCGTTGGTGGATTTGAAAAGTTCGCAGAATGGGGATTATTAGCAAGCAAGACCGAAAAGTATGCAAAAGAAATTTTCAAAGAAAAGTGGGAAGAAGGAGATAACGATGGAACTCGTTAAGGTCAAAATAAAGGATATCGTTCCTTACGAAAAGAATGCAAAATTACATCCACAGGAACAGATAGAACAAATCAAACAAAGCATCCAAGAGTTCGGAAACAATGATCCCATCGCAATTGATGAGAATAATGTTATAATCGAAGGTCATGGCAGATACACAGCTTTGAAAGAATTGGGATACGAAGAAGTAGACTGTATCATTTTAAAAGGTATGACTAAAAAGCAAAAAGATGCTTACAGATTAGTCCACAACAAACTAACAATGAATAGTGATTTTGATGTAGAGGTTTTGATGGAAGAATTAAAAGACATTGAAACTGATATGAAAAAGTATGATTTTGACTTTGAAGAGCTTGAAAAAGAATTCGAAAAGATAAAAGAAACACAAGAAATTGTTGAAGATGATTATGATGAATTTGAAGATGTAGAAAAACTTGAAGGGCATTATGGAGTGCCATATCAAGGAAACAAAAGTCGAATTGCAGATATAATTATCAAAATATTACCAGCAGGAAAACGATTAGTTGACCTGTTTGGTGGGGGGGTGCTATCACTCACTGTGGAATGTTAGCAAACAAATGGAATAATTATTTATATAACGATATCAATTCAAACATAACAACTCTTTTTACAGATGCAATTAACGGAAAATATCACGATGAAAATCGTGTAATAACAAGAGATGATTTCAAAGAATTAAAAGATACTGATCCTTATGTAAAGTATATCTGGAGCTTTGGAAACGCAGGGAATGCGTATTTATGGGGAAAAGGAATAGAAGATTTAAAAATTAAAGCGTGTCACGCTTTAATGGACAAATCACTAAACGAAAGAAGAATTGCTTATATTCACTTTATCAAAACACTAAAAGAATCCAACGATCCAACTCCAAATAGATTAGCTCCATTAGAAAGATTACAAGCACTTACTCAACTCGAAGCCTTACAAAGACTCGAAGCCTTACAAAGACTCGAAGCCTTACAAAGACTCGAAGTAAGAAACATATCTTATGAAGATTTTAAATATCAAGAAGGCGATGTTGTTTATTGTGACGTACCTTATGAACAAAAAGAAAAAAATATCTGTGATGACTATGGTTTAACTTTTGATTCATTAGCTTTTTATAATTGGGTAAAAACAAGAGATTATCAAGTATATTTTAGTTCTTACGAAATAAGTGACAATTCATTTTACAAAATTAAAATTAAAGAAGTTCATAGGCTTATGTCTGCAAACAACCAATCAGCAACTGACACTGAATATTTATACAGCAATAGGCCTATAATTATCGAATAAAAGGATATCAAGGAGTAAACAATGGAATATCAAATCGAAAACAATAGACTTTATAAATACAACGAAAACATTATAGTAATTACAGACTTTAAATCAGATGTGGACTTCACAACTGATGAAACAGGATACAAACTTATTGAAGCATTAAAACCTACTAAATTCGAACAAGTAGGTAAGGATATCAAAATTACAAATGATGCAGGAAAATCAGCTACAATCAAGACAATTGAAAGTAAAAGACCAACATTTGATTACAACGATATGGTAAGTGAATTTGAAATCAATGTAAAACACTTACGAATTGCAAAAGAATTCGTGGATAAAAAGGCACTAAAGCCTGTGCTTTCTGGTGTCTACATCAACTCCAAATCAACCATTATCGCAACAGATGTAATTAAGATGTTTGCAATCGATAAAGGTGATAGTGACCAATACATAGTAGTACCAACTGACTTCATCGAAGAATTAGAAGTAAGTGAGACTGCCAAGATCAAGTTCAACAAATTTATAGCTTGCGTTTCAACCGAGCACAAAATCGTGTATGGTAGACTTATTATGGGCAATTATCCAAATGTATCCAAGTTAATCAGAGACATTAACTGGAACGGTCAACCTGCAAACTTCGAAGCATTCAACGAAGAACTAAAGGTAGGTAGACTTGTAGGTCAAAATGTGCTTGTAGAATTTGATGGAGAAAAAGCAACATTCAAGGATGCAAATATCTACGAAGGAACAAACACAATTCAATTAAATGGTAGTTTTATGCTATCAACACTTGAAGCAGTAGCAAAATACCTAAAGAATCCATCAGTAGCAAGCGAAGGAAATAGGATGCCAGCACGATTCAAGGAAAATGGCATAACATACGTTATCTGCCAAACAATTATGTAAAGGAGCAAGAATTATGACAATCGAAACTTACGAAAATCCAAACCATCAAGTCATCGCACAATGGCTACAACAAGAATGCGAAAAGGATGAATTTTTAAAAGCAGCTGTCGAAGAAGCAAATACTACAATGAACGATGTGTGGAATCATGTAGTAGAACAAGCAAAACAAAAGCAAGTTAACGGATGTGCTTGCCTTACTGATGCAGAAGTATTCCAACATGTAAAGAATTTCTTTGTAGATAAACTTTGGAACAAACCACAAGAAAATATCAAGACAAAAGAAGAAAAACCAACACAAGCCAAATTTGACGCTCCAAATCAAGAAATCGATGAAACTGAAGAAGATGTAGTAGAACAACCAAAACCAAAGAAAGAAGAAAAGCCAAAAGCCAAGTATGAGCAATTGAGCTTGTTTGACATCAATGAAATGTAGAGATTTATTTCACGAAAACGAGAAAGAACTTAAACAAATTGCAGCTAAATTCGAAAATACAGAATTTACAAAATCAGAGTCAAAGATGTTAGATGCTTACATCGAGCAAAGTGTAATCTTTGACTCCGAAACTGCAAAGAACATGCGCGTAAGATTTTTCTCAATCATCAGGAAATGCAGGAAAAAGGTGTGCGAGTTGATATACGCCTTTAGAATCAAAAACTACAAAAAGGAATATCAACTCGTATCCATCCGAGTAGAAGGGAATGTGGATCATCTGGTAAGGAACGTTTACTACAGCAACTTTGGTGGATACCAAATCGTGTGGAAAGACTCACATCCTGCATACTACCTATGGAACAAAAGTGACTACAATCAATGGCAGCTATATGACATCAAATGGTTTAGCACATATAAGCAATGCTTAAGCAGATCACTTGGAAAAGAATTCAAATACTGTGACTTAAAGCTACGAAAAGCAAACTTCATCGACTACGCATACTTTGCTACAATTTATAGATTATTTCCAGAAATCGAAATCCTGACTAAATTAGACATTTGCGAGTATTACTTCGACAACTACAAATTCTTACTAATGCTACAACAATCAAAAGGATTCAAAAGTTTCTTAATCAGAAATGGCAAAGAAATTAAGGAGAAAATTCCAAAAGCAAACATTCTAATGGATGCTTATAAAAAAACAAAAACAGTAGACAAGGCGATAGATGATGCACACGAACATAACATATTCTTAAGTCATCTAAAAGATGCAAAGTACATCATTGATAATCTGCCTAATAATTTAAACAAAGAATTATGGGACAAGAAAAAACTTGCTAAATACATCCAAGAAAATAATATCAGCATCTATTCATACAATGACTTTATTAAAGCTGCAAGTTATGTTAAATGTGATTTTACACAGGATAAAAACAAATATCCTCATGATTTCAGAAAATGGCACGATCACTACACAAATCAATACAATCTTGCTAAATCAAAAGAAATTGATGTTGGCATGAATAAGGTTGCAGATAAGTACGAAGAAATGGAAGGAAATGTCGGTGGATTTATTGTGAAACTCGCAAGATCAACACAGGAACTAATCGATGAAGGCGAAAAGTTAGAACATTGTGTAGGTCGAATGGAATACAACAAGAAGATGGCACAAGAAGAATCATTGATCCTCTTTGTAAGACAGAAAGAAGATACTCCACTCTATACACTTGAATGGGACATTGAGAAGCATAAGATCAACCAGTTCTATGGTAAGAAAGATTCAAGAGTTCCAGATGAGGTTAAGGAAATTTTCAATAAGTGGCAAAGCAGAATCAAAAGACTAAAAATTGCTTAAATTTAAAAAATATGTTGACAAAATAAAGTCAATATGATATAATGAAGTTGCATTTGAAAGGAGAGAGAAAAATGAAAATCAAATTGCAAAAACTTGAAATTAAAAACTTCAAAAAAGTAAAGGAATTCAAATGGGAATTCGATGGTAAGAATTGGATTATCAGAGGTGACAATGGAGTAGGCAAATCTACAATTTATGATGCATACACATGGTTGCTATTTGGTAAGGACTCAAAGGACAGTGCAGACTTCAACATTAGAACAGTGGATCAAACAACAAAAGAAATAATCCACAATACTGATATTGAGGTTTATGCAGAACTAATGACAGATGATGGGCTTTTGAAACTTCAAAGAATTTCAAGAGAAAAATGGACAAAGAAGCGTGGAAGTGCCACAATGGAACTTGATGGAAACGAAACAAGCTATTACATCAACGAAGTGCCTGCAAAAGAAAGCGAATGGAAAAAGAAAATCGCTTCACTTTGTGGAGATTTAAACGAAAAGACATTCAAATCACTTTCAAGTCTTGGAGCATTTAACAAACTTGACAAAAAAGAAAAGAGGCAAATCTTATTTGGACTAATCAGTGATGTAAGTGATGGAGCAATAGCACATAGTGTAGAATTCGAACTTCAAGCAAAGACTCTCGCACTTGGAGATGAGCAAGTAATCGAAGAATTTAAAAACCAAATTGATAATGTAGGTTTCGAAAATTCAAGAAAAATCTTCAAAGACAGATGTAGCAAATTAAATGATGACCTTAAGACAATCCCTGTAAGAATCAACGAGGTATTCACACAAATCGAAAAAGTGGAAGATAGTGAAAGTGACCTAAAAGCAGCTTTAGAAGAAATTGATGACAAGATCAACCAAGTATCAGCTGAAAAGGCAAGCAATTCATCATCTACACTTGTAGCAGAAATTCAAAAAGAAATCAATGATTTACAAATGGCAAAGCAAAAGAAGATTAATGACACATATCTAAAGCAAGATGCAATGCGTGCAGAACTTCAAAAGATGTCAAAAGAACTTGCGAGCATCCAAGAATCAAGAAGAATTGATAACGATGCAATAGCAAGAGCAAAGAACACAATCAATGAATATATGAGTGAATACAAAGAAATCACAAACAGAACATTCGAAAGTGGTGTATGTCCTGTATGTCATCGTGAACTTCCTGAAGAAATGGTAGAAGAAGCAAGAAAAGAATTCGATGCAAAGAAAGAAAAAGACTTGCAAGAAAACATTACAAAAGGTAAGGGATATAGAGCAAAGATTCAAGCAATCGAAAACAGCATCAAAGAACACGATGAAAAGGCACTTGAACTTAACAAGAAATATAGCTTGCTAAACAAGGAACTTCAAGATGTTAAATTCGATACTTCAGAAGAAGATGCTAAAATCCAAGAATTAACACAAAAGAAAGCCGAAGCATTATCAGGAGTAGACAATTCTGCATACGAAGAAAAGATGCAAATGTTATCACAAACAAAGAATCAACTTCTTAAAAAGTTAGTAGCTAAAGATAACGAAGCAAAAGCAAATGCAAGAATTAAAGAACTTGAGGAACAAATCCAAAAAGCTGAAAAAGAACATGCAAAGAACACTACACTACTTGCATTGAGTGACAAGCTGCTTGAAATCAAAGTAAACAAAGTCACAGATGTAATCAATAGTAAGTTCAAGATTACTTCATGGGAATTATTTAATAAATTATTAAATGGTGGATATGAAGAAGTGTGCATTCCAACAATAATGGGAGTTGACTATGCATCACTAAATAGTGCAATGCAAAAGAATGTTGACCTTGACATTATCAACACATTGCAAAAGGAATTCAAAGTCGAATGTCCTGTATGGATAGACAATGCCGAAAGCTGCAACGAATACTTACCAATCGATGCACAAACAATCAAGTTATACGTTACTACTCAAGAAGTAAAATGCGTTGAGATGGTGGAAGAATGAACGTTGTAGTACTTTCTGGAGTATTGCTTGAGACTCCTCAACTTATGAGCAAGACCGAAGGCAATGAGCTTCGTAAATATTGCTTCGGTAAGATTTGTGCGAGAGACCAAGATGGCAACAAGGATCAATTCATAGACTTTATAGCCTTTGGAAATGTTGCCTCTTGGGTAACAAATCTACCTGCTAAAGCAAAAATCGAAATCTTCGGTAAAATTTCAGTAACTTCGAGCAAAGATGAAAATGGCAAGTGGAACATCAAGTATGTTGTGTTAGCACATCGAATCCAACAAATCGCAAGAGAAAAAGAACAATATGATGGAACAGAAGTGGATGAATTAAATGTTGATCCATTCGCAGAATTCAGATAAAGGAGAATAAAATATGCAAGAACAATCAAACAACCAAGTACAAGTTAAGAAGGAAGATAGCAATGCACTATCTCCAACAGTTGCAGAATCATTTAAAATTGCAACTGCATTCAGTAAATCAACAATTATTCCTAAAGATTATCAAGGCAATGCAGCAAACTGCTACATAGCTTTAGATATGGCACAAAGAATCAATGCATCACCAATGATGATTATGCAGAACTTATACATCGTAAATGGTCGCCCAGCTTGGAGTAGCCAATTCATTATTGCAACAATCAATAAGAGTGGAATGTTTAAGACTCCACTACAATACAAGATCGATGGCGAAGGCGACAACAAAGGATGCATCGCATGGGCAATATCAAAAGATGGTACTACATGTGAATCAATGAGAGTAACAATCGGACTTGCAAAGAAAGAAGGATGGTACGGTAAGAATGGTAGTAAATGGCAAACAATGCCTGAACTAATGATGAGATATCGTGCAGCTTCATTCTTCGGTAAACTTTACTGCCCTGAACTTTTAATGGGATTTCAAAGTCAAGAAGAAGCAATCGAATTGTCAGAAGCAGAGTATACATTCGAAGATGTTAATGCTAACACAATCGAAAAGAATGCTAATACAGGAGAAGTGGTAACACCACCATCTGTACCAGAGGCTGCCACAAAAGATGAAAAGGCAACTACAAAGGCAAAAGAAAATAAAACGATTGTAGAGGCAGTTTCCGAGCCAAAACAAGAAACTAAACCAGAAAAGCAAGATGTAGTCGAAGAATTCAAAGCAAAGCAAAAAGCAGCTGAACAAGCAAAAGGATTATTTGATCCATACGCATAGACTATGCTAATATATCCATTGGCTTCCTCTTCCGAAGGGAATTGCTACATAATATCAGATGGTACAACAATCCTAATGATAGAGTGTGGCATTCCTGTAGGTAGGGTAACAAAGAAAATCAACCTCGCTAACATCGATGCAATACTGATTACTCACGAACATAAAGACCACTGTGGATACTTGAAACAATTTATAAAATCAAAGCAAGTATACGCAACTGCTGGAACATTTGAATCTAAAGAGGATGAAATCGGCTTATACGTTTACCATAGAAATGTAATCGAGAAAAACAAATGGTTTACAATTGGCTCGTTCCAAATCTACGCATTCGAAACACAACATGATGCAAAAGAGCCTGTCGGTTATTTCATCCACTCGACAACAAACAACGAAAATTTATTATTCGCAACAGATACATTTTACATCAAGCCGAGATTTGAAGGAATCAACTACTTAATGGTAGAAGCAAACTACGATGTGAAGATTTTAGAGGAAAACATCAAAGAGGGCAAGATTCCATCGAGCTTGAGAAAAAGACTTATTCATTCACACTTTGAAATTTCAAATGTGATAAAATTCATCCAAGCAAATGATATGAGTCAACTAAAAGATGTATACTTGATGCACTTATCATCAGGAAACAGCAATGAAGCAGATTTCTACAATCGAGTAAAAGAGGTAGTAGGAAAAGATGTGAATGTGTATGTATGTGCTAAATAATTATATTAAACTATAGAGTCGCATGGCGACTGGTGGCACAGGTAGGCTCTCCTTTGATTTTCTTCTCCTGCCTGTGTCTTTGGAGGTATTATGAAATACAACAACAAAATAAAAAAGACATGTGAAGATTTAATGTGTTATTCTTGTCCTTTAAGAAATAAAAAACTCTGCCCTTCAAATAATTTTGAGATGAAAACAGATGTGTCAATTTTGGAACAACTGCTTGAACTTAAACAGGAAATAGATATCATCTTACAGGAGAACGAACTTGCGAATAGTACACGATCCCAAGAATAGCAAACGAAAGGATGTTCTGCATTTATTCGGATTTGAAGGATTAGGCATCTACTGGACTTTAATCGAATGGCTCTACGATTTGAAGGGATACCTTAAAAAAGAAGAAATTGACAAATTCATTAGCTTTTACAATGCTAAATACGAAATGACAGTACAAATCGTGTTAATCCTTTGTGAAACGATGAAGGTAAGGAATAGTGATGGTGCTTATGAGACAATATATTATAATTATAATATCATAAGAGCTGTTAATGCTATGCAAGAGAGAGCAAGAGCCACAAACGAGGTAAAACGTAAAGTCAAAGAAGTAGAAATGGAGAAGCTGAAGAAGATACCTGTAAAGGCAAGAACAGATGCAATTAAGTCATATTATGCAGCTAAAGAGCAAAAGAGATTCGTGAAGAATTATCTGAAGAAGCAAAAGAAAGAGAGGTTAGATTATGAGAGTTGAAAAGAAATTTAAGACAAACTACTTTGTAGGGCAATCGGAAATTGAGAAGATCATCATTTATTTAAAAAACGAAAAGAAAACAAAAGCAGACTTAAGTAGAGAGTTAGGAATCACATACAACTACTTATGGCGAATTTTATCAGGAAATAGACCAATAACAAAAAAGGTCTACAAGAAACTACGAAGCTACAATGATGGTGCTTTTAAAAATGTTGTGAAGATTATTCCAGAATTTGAGGAGTTAGAATAATGGCAACAAAGAAAGTTAAAGACTTAACTGTTGAAGAGGCAGAAAAGATTTGCAGTAAGTATGATTGTAGAAAATGTCCTTTAAGTCTTAATCAATATAAAAATTGTATGAAAAATGTAATTTACAATTTAAACAATTTCAAAGAAGATTTAGAAAAAGAAATCGAGGTTGAAGAAGAATGGCAGAAAAAAGAAAACGAAGAATCAGCAAATGCGAAGTGTGTCCTTTTTATGCAAAAGAGCAAGAAAGTAAGAAATGGGAATGCTCAAGAATAAACAGAGCTTATTATCAAACTGAAACAGGAACAACAACAAAGTATGTTCGCAAAGAAAAATATGGTATTTGTGTTTTTAATTACGATACATCAAATGACAAAGACAACGAAATACGAAACCAAATCATAGAAAGGTGGTTAAAAGCTAATGAGTAGCATTGGAAGAAAAAAGCAAATTACAATCCGAGTAAAATCGGATTTTTTATTTTAGAATAATAAAAGTGGGATGTTTGCTAAAATATAATATATATTATTTAATAAATCGTTCGAACGCAAGAAAAAATAAAACCTTGACAAAAAGGTAAAAAAAGATTACAATGTGGGCGAGGATATACTTATGAAAAACGAGATGACAATCAAAGAAATTAAGGCGAATATAAGTCCACAGGAAATGAAATTCCTTAAATATTACTTGAAAACAGGCAATAAAGCATACGCTGTGGCAAAGGCCGGATATCCAATAAGTACGAAGAACGGGCTATATGCTAAAGCTGATAAGCTGCTTAAGGGACAATATATTATATTATATATATCGTACATGAAGGATAAGGTCGAGGCTGAAACGATAGCTGGAGTGCAAGAAGTCCTCCAGTTCTACACAGATGTGCTGCGAGGCAAAGTCAAGGAAGAAAACCTCGTTCAAGTAACCAAGAAGAAGAATGGGATGCAAATCACTGAATCAGAGGTCAAGCTAACCAAAGCCAAAATCAAGGATAGGCTTAAGGCAGCAGAGCAACTCGGCAAGAACTATGGCCTTGAAGAAAATTCAAGAGAGAATACAGAATTCGAGGATTTGACAGTGCTTGGAGATTTACTTCGAGGTGACAACTAATGAAAGCAACGAGAACAATTCAATGGTCACCATTCAGCCAAAAGCACAAGAACTACATCAAGAAAGGTTTAGAGTGTAAGATGTCAGTAGCTGAAGGTGCAATCAGATCAGGAAAAACAACCGATAACTGCATCATAGCTGCTGCTGCTCTTGAAGTATCACCTGACCGATTACATCTTGCCACAGGATCAACAGTGGCAAACGCAAAGCTAAACATCGGTGACTGCAATGGCTTCGGACTTGAGTATTTATTCAGAGGAAGGTGCAAGTGGACAAAGTTCAAAGATAATGATGCCTTACAAATTTATACCAAGACAGGCACAAAGGTAGTAATCTTCGCTGGTGGTGGTAAAGCAGATAGTTACAAGAAGATACTTGGTAACTCTTATGGCATCTGGATAGCAACCGAAATAAACGAACACTACGATAGTGATGACAGTAGAACATCATTCATCAAAGTGGCATTCGGTCGACAAGCTGCTGCAAAAGCTCCAAAAGTATTGTGGGACATGAATCCGAGTGATCCCAATGCAAAGATTTATAGAGATTACATCGAGCCATACAAGTTACAATACATCGGTGGATATAACTACGAATTATTCACGATGAAAGACAACCTTTCAATTCCGCCAGAAAGACAACTCGAAATTGAGAGTCAATACATCATCGGTAGTATTTGGTACAGGAGAGACATACTCGGTCAAAGATGCATCGCAACTGGACTTGTGTATGATTACCTCGCAAACCATTTAGATGAATTCAAAGTAGGTGATGATTATCTAAAAGGCAAAAACTACTTTATAGAATGTGGCCTCGATTTTGGTGGAGATAGATCAGCCACAACAATGGTCGCATCTGCAATAATCGGCGGATTTGAAGAATTGGTAATTGTAGATAGCGAAATCATAAGAGAAAGAATAGATACGGTGCAGCTTCAACATAGATTTGAAAACTTTATTCAAAGAGTCTATAAGGAACACAGGAAAGTGCCAATTGTGAATTGCGATAGTGCAGAATCGGTATTGATCCACACACTAAACAATTATGCAAAGATGAACAACATGCAATGTAGAATTGCTCCTGCACTTAAATGTCCAATCATAGAAAGAATCAGGATGGAGAATAGGTTGATAGCTGAAAAGAGATTCAAGATAATAGCAAGTGGAAAGAACATCGATATGATGGATGCATTCCTAAATGCTACATGGGAAGTGGATAAGGTAGATACTCGACTCGATGTTGTCAGCTTCTACAATCCAGTAGACTTGCTCGATGCATTCGAGTACAGTTTCGAAAAATACATATTAAAATTCGCAAGAGGATAGGAGAGAAAATGAGTACAACAATTAACAACATCATCAAGAATTATTGCAACGAGGTAAAGAAGTACACAAACATCGAAGGGCAGTCGAAGTATTTAGATTTGTGGGAGAAATGGTATAAAGGATATGACAAAGACTTCCACTTCTACACTTTGAAAAGAACAGGAACAGTAGTTGAAAGAACTAAAAAGAGCTTAAAAGCTGCAAAGATGGTCGCATCTGACTGGGCGAACTTAATCGCAAACGAAAAGTGCGACATCATCATTGATGAAAAGGATCAAGATAGATTAAACGAAATCCTTGATAAAAACAACTTCTGGCTTCAATTGAACAACCACTACGAGCAAGCAATGGCAATGAGCATTGGAGCAGTTGCTCTAACAATGCAAGGGATTGAAGTGTCAGAGAATGGTGAGCTTGTAGGCAAGACAGGGCAACCTAAACTTACATTCATTAGAGCAAAGCAAATATATCCAATTACAATCGAAGGTGGAATCTTGACAGAAGTAGCGTTCGCAATTGATAACACAAGAACAGTGGATATAATCATTTATTTGACCGATGAAAACGGCAACTACAAGATACATTCATTATCATGTAAAAAATCAAGCACAGGTGAAATTATGGGTGAAGATAAGAGCAAGAGAAATGTCTTCAACACTCAATCATCGCTTAAATGGTTTGCAACATTTAGCCCAAACATTTTCAACAATTTAGAAAATAACAACTTGCCAATTTCAATCTACGCAAACTCAATCGATACTTTAAAGGCTATCGATAATAAATATGATGGATTCGACATAGAATTCGTTAATGGCAAAAGAAAAGTATTTGTTAGTGCATCATTGCAATCGACTAAAATGGTAAGTGATGGTCAAGGTGGAGAAAAGCAAGTCACAGTAAGCACATTCGATGAAAATGATATGAGCTTATATGTTCTACCTGAAGATGAACTCCTAAACGGAAAAGGAGCAAGCAACAAGGTACAAACAAGTGCAGAGCCACTACGAAGCCAAGACTACATCTCAAGCTTGAATGAAGAACTAAACATTTTAAGCAAACAGTGTGGATTAGGTCTAAACAGATTCCAATTCGACTCAATGGGTAGACCTTTACAAACAGCAACTGCTGTCATCAGTGTAAATAGCGAATTATATCAAAACTTAAGAAAGCACGAAATCAAACTTGAGCAAAGTCTAAAAGATTTCACACTTGCAATCATCACAGCTTGCAACAACTTCAGTCCTTATGAATTCAAAAAGGATTACAAACTAAAAGACATCTACATCCAATTTGATGACTCAATCATAGAGGATAAGGATGCAGAACAAAAACGAGATAAAGACCTCGTAGCAGCTGGATTGCTTTCAGAAATAGAATATCGTATGAGATGGAGAGGTGAGACTGAAGAAGATGCTAAAAAGTTTGTATTCAACAACTTAAGATACAAGCTAATCAATAACAACTTACCTTCTCTAACAAATGGTGGTATGACTCCAGAAGAATTCGTTAATATTTGCTATGGTGACAAAACAGAGGAAGAAAAGAAAAAAATCGTTGAATATGTCACAACTCAAAAAGAGAAATCATCACTTGATCCACTTGCAATGTTAAGGACTGAATAATGAACTCCGACCAAGTCAAGAAATACAAAGTCGACCATAACAAAGTCGATGACTTGTGTGAGAACATGAATCAAGTATTTGAGGCAACAAGCCAAGCATTCACAATGCAGGAGAATGTAACCTTAAGTCTTGGTGCAGAAGCAAACGATTATGACAAGTGGAAAAAACGAGTGGATAGTGAACGAGAAGGATTAAAGAAAAACCTTGATAAATCAGCAAAGGCAGTCACTAAAATTGTGGAAGCTGCAACAAAAGACACGATTAAACAGGCAAACAAACAAATGCTTGAAATCGACAAGGACTTAAGCAAACCATCTGCAATTCTAATCAAGGAGCAACAAAAAGCAGTAATGCAATATGGAAGGTCAGTGCTAAAAGACTTCGATGACAAAGTAAACAAGATTTACAAGCTGCGAAATCAAGAGCCATTATTTGATGCAATAGCAAAGTATACCGATAAGTCAAGATTAGAACAAGCACCAAAAATAGTGTATTCTGATGGGAAGGAAGTCAACTTCAGATCATACATGGAGATGAATATAAGAACTACCATCAAGCAAGAAATCAATGAGAATTTATTTCAAGCATCTGCAAATAATGGTGTGGTGTTTTATTTAGGATCAAGTTTCGCTGACTGTGCGAAAGACCATCTAATGTACGATGGCAAGATGTTCTACGATGCAAACTGGCAATCATTCGGATATGATGAAGAAACAAGCGACTTGATACAGGAATACATCGACTCACACAATTTGATGACATATCAAGAGGCCATAGAAGGAACATTCACAACAAGGCCAAACTGTAGACACACGCTTACTCCAATGCCAATCGATGAGGTAATCAGCAAACCAGTAAAGCAACTTTTACAGGAAAATCACCTCGAAGCAGTTAGTCCTCGAAATGATACTAACTACCTAATCACACAAAAGCAACGATACCTCGAAAGGCAAATCAGGATGAATAAGCAAAATCTTGAAACGCATAAAATGATCCTGAAGAATGCTCCAAGTGAGAAAATACAAAATCACATCACAAACGACCAAAGAGCAATAACAGCTCATCAGAGGGAGCTACAAGCCTTAATCAAAAAATATGGTGAGGAAAATGGTGGTTTCTTGAGGAGAGATTACAGGAGAGAAAATCCAGCAATCGTAGTACAAGATGCAGGTGTCAGATATACAGTAGGCATTCGTGGAGCAAGTAGTTCCCAATTATCAAAGCTCGTAGAGGATCAGCAAATCATAGTTATTAAATAGTCGAAAGGCAAATAAAAATCGATTTGTGGCGAAATTTTAGGGCAAATTTCAAAAAATATATTGACAAGCAAAATAATAAATGTTAAAATGGGTGCGTAAAGTTAGAAACCTCTTATTTCTACTTTCGAAGTTGAACGAACAACGTTAAAAAAGTGTAAAGAAAGGAAATCGGAAAGTGCAACGAACAAAATTAAGAGAGTTATTAGTTAGTGGTGGCATTGAAAATCCAAGTACAGATTTAATCGGTGCATTGCTTGATGCTTTCAACGAAGAAAAAGAAACAATGAAAGCTGATTATGAACAAAAGATTACTGATGCAAACAAGAAAGTTGAAGAAGCAGAGGCAGACCTAAAAACTGCAACTGAAAGTCAAATCAAGAAAGAAGATTATGACAAATTACTTCAAGAAAACGAAGCGAACAAAGCTACAATTGCGAAAGCAAAAAAGCAAGAAGTATTGTCAAAATACAAAATTGATAAAGACTTCTACGATGCAGTAATTGGAAAGATCGATGCTGGAAAAGATGATGCAGAGTTCGATGCAAATGTTAAAGCATTCGCAGAAAACAAGGACAATGCAAAATATCTTGTAAGAACAGTTATCATCGACAGTAATCCAAAACTTCAAGGTGGAACTCCAGCTCCTAAAACTGATATCAATAGTGCAATCAGAGATTATTATGGCAAAAGCCAAGAATAAAAAATAAGGAGAAAAATATGGCAATTACATTAGCTCAAGCTAAAGTCGGCATGAAGAACAAAGTAGCTGCTGAATTAGTAGAAGTTTTTAGAAATGAAACAGTATTATTTGATTTAATTCCATTCGATAATGCTGTATGTCCAACAGGAAAAGGATCAACATTGGCTTATGGTTATGTTTGCGAAACATTACCAGCAGTAGCACAATCAAGATCAATCAATGAAGAATACACAGGCGACCAAGCTGTTAAAGAAGAAGTTACTGTTAATCTTAAGATTTTAGGTAACAAGTATTCAATCGACAGAGTAATCGCTGAAACAGGTGGAGATGCCTTCATGGATGAAGTAGCATTCCAAAGCAAAGCAATCGCAAAAGGTGTTGTTAATAGATTCCTTTATCTATTCATCAACGGTAACACAACAAGCGATGCAGAACAATTCGATGGTTTAGCTAAATTATTAGGCACAAATAACAATGTAAGTCAAGCATTAAGCGCTTTAACAGGTGCAATGACTGAAGGCGATGCAGAGTTAATTTGTGAAGCATTAGACACAGCTGAAAGCAAACTTATTCGTAAACCTGATGCAATCATCGCAGATGATGCAACAATCAACAGAATTAAGGCTGCTGCTCGTAAAGCTGGTTATTACAAAGCTGAAAGAGATGACTTCGGTCGTAAAGTTGAATACTACGATGACATCCCCCTAATCAAAGCTGGTAAGTATTATTCAAAGAGTGGCTCAACAGTTTCTGAAACTGCAAATGTTGCTGCTAATACATTATTCATGGTTTGTTTAGGTATGGATGGAGTTCATGGTGTAAGCCCAACTTCAAACGATGCTTTCATCTCAACAAGATTACCAGATTACAATACTGCTGGAGCAGTTAAAGATGGTGATGTTGAAATGGTAGCTTGTATTGCTCTAAAGAACAAGAATGCTGCTGCAAAAGTAACATTCACTCAAGCTGCTTAATTGAGCAACCTAATAATTTAATAAAAAATCATATAAGGGAGTCGGGACTTGTTCCCTTCTCCCTTTTTTAAAAACAAACTGCCCCTGTGAGAAGATTAACTTTTTTAAGTGGGTAGTTGTAAAGATAAACTTTTTAAGGAGCAAGTCAAAATGTACGTTAAAAAAGAAGATTACTTACATGAAACATCGATTGACTTAAATGTAGAATTTCGTGGTGGAAACTATGACTCTGCAAATGCAATTGATGAATTTATCGACAGAGCTGAAGAAGCAACAATCGATTACTTAAAATATAACTACGATAATGAGGATGACTTCATAGACAATATGAGTGAGTCGACACTTGCAAAATTCAAGAAGGGACTCATCTACCAAATTCAGTACTTCGTGCAAGTTGGAGAAATCTACAACGATGCATCGACTGATAAACCAATCCTATGCAATAGGGCAAAGTCAATATTCAGGACAATAGGCCTATGCAATTATAGAGGTTACTAATGGCAAGAGAATTAAGAATCAATGATGCATCCTACAAAGATCGAAACAAAATATGGAAACGAGTGGAAGGCACTAATCATCGAGGAGAATCGGCAAGTGGAGTGTTCTACTCAAAAGACATCATCCCTCTAACACTTGTGACACAACGAATCGGTAATAAGGTTATCGGTCAGCGTTGGGAAGTTACTATCGAAACAATGGACAACTTGCAAGGATTAGAAGCTGATGACTGGGTAGAATATGGTGGAGAATTCTATCGAGTTGATAAGATAGTAGCAAATGATGACTCTGCAAACAAACAAAAAAGTAAGCGACCAATCACAAAGTCTACAATAACACTCGTTAGTGGTAAATAATAATAATGAACGTTCAAAGAGATTACTGGATGCAGCTATTCTCCAACCTGCTAAACGCTTGCCCTGTGGATACAAGAAATATGGTAACACATATTCAAATGTTTGAAACAAGTGACAACTTCGTAATTGAAATAGCAGCTCCATATGCTACAAATCCAAGAATACAAGCAACTACAGATGCAAGAGGATTCACAGACTACGCAATGTATGTTAACGAAGTTCCAAGACCTTATAGGGATCATCGTGGTTGGGTAGAACGAGAAATGAAAAGAACTCA